ATTATCTAATTTTCCTTAAATAATGCGTAATTATTTTATACGCTTCTTTATCAGGTATCATCTTTGATAAAAATTTAGTACGTTCTTTTTTAACTAACCTTGAAATATTAGCAATTGAAATACCCGTTTGTTGTGCTATATGTAATACCAAATCAGCATCAGTGCTTGCCTCATCGTTATGTAAAAGCGAAGCAATAAATCTTACTTTATCCCCTGTAAATTTTGCCTCACCTAATATAACTTTAGCCTGTCCGACCTGTTTATCAAGTTCTTTAAGTTTATCCATTAATTTTTTATTCTTTTTAATCTCTTTGGATATAGGGTCGTCCCCGAGTTTAACCTTTTCATCAATTTTATAAAAACTAATTGCGCCTACTTTTTCTGCGGTAAATCCGATTCCACGTGCTTTTAGATTTTTACGCAATTGCGCCATCATTTTTTTATCCCATCCAGATAAATTAATAGCCAATTTCTTTTTATCCCAATATGTATTAGCCGCTTCAGCTCCGGTTTCTGAGTATTGGCTTAATTTGCCTTTCGGTCCACCCCAGACATCGGCTATTGCGGCCTTTACATCTTTGGTAACTTGACTTTCATTCATTTTTTTTGCTGCTTTTTGAAGTAACCGTACCGCATTCGGTCCTCTAATTGATTGTAAAGTATCCAACGCTTTTTGATATTCTTGTTTAGATTTAGCGTTTAATACTGCCATATATAAAGGGTCATTGCCAAATTCTTTACGCATTTGTTGTTCATTTAAGTATTTTTTAAATCTCATTTCTTTCCCCATTCGGCAATATAACTTTTATCCATGCCTTGATTTAATCTAATTCCTGCCCATACAAGCTCATGTTCCGGTCCTAAATGGTCGTTTACTCCTCCGGGTTTAATTGAGTCATTATACATTTTAACCCACTTGGCTAAGTTTTGCTCTGTGGGCTTTCCTGCTTGTTTACTTTCCCAAGCAGATGGAGTGCTTGACCATTTCGGGCTTTTTAATTTAACATCGACAACGTATTTAGGGGTCGTTGACCTACCCTCGTTTAGATATTTTTCAAAAGTCTTCATATATTGCTCCAATTTATAGTTATCATATCTATTTATTTTTAATCGGTAAAACTGTTTGACTGCTCAAGCCACGACCAATCTTCTATAAAATCTTCAATATCCGCCAGAATTCCCCAAACATCCTCTTCCCGGCGGTCTATAAACTTATAATTTTCATCTAAAATATTCATTTCAAAGAGGTAACATCCCCACATAAGTGCCATAACAAGGTCATCATGGGTATCTTTACCGAAAAACTTGCCATCCTCTTCGATAAATGAGCCGAGTTCCATAAGGGTTCGCTCATCATATATGCGTAAACTGCCGTCCTCTATAATCTTTTTCATAAGCAGGGCGGCTTTTGTTTTAGTTCCCTTCTCTCCGCCTGTCGACCTGATGCCAATATTCTTTATTTTAGAACCAGAGTTAATAAGGTTTTCGTACTCATATTCCCACCATAAGCGGTTTACAACCGGAGCACCCTCGCCATTATTCTCTACCATAATGAATGCGCTATTATAATATATGGCTAAACGATATATAACATCCGAAAAATCATATACATCCGTCATATTATCCTGAAATACGGCAATTTGCGTCATTTTAATCGGCACTACACTTTCGATTTTAAGCACATGAATACAAGAATGGTTTTCACCAGTACCTTTTGCCGGGTCAACGCCTAAAACATATACCGCATTATCTATTGGTTTCTCCCATACTCTAAGTCGATTCTGCAAGTCAAGCATAACAGGTGCTTTATCTTGGGTTAAAATTACCGATAAAACCTCCGGTTTAATAAGAGTATTGGTCGAACCGATAAACTCAACCGCAAATTCTTGGGCAAACTTCTGCGGTCCTAAGTTCATTAATTGTTCTTCCGCCCATTCTTCATCACGGCCGGGAACCTCTTCCCACGAAACTCTCGTATGAGCAAACGTATTACGCTTACTTTCAGCGTCCACATATAGCTTATGGAATATGTTAAATAGACCATTCGGGGTCGAGATAATAATAATCTTGGATTTTCGGGAGGCCGAAATGGTAGGATAGTTGGCAGCCCAGAACTCTTCCGCTTGATTTTCCGGTACAAAGGCAAACTCATCGCATACCAGTAGGTTCATTGCTTCACCACGGAATGCGTCCGCAGAGGTTGCGCTAATAACGATACGGGTTCCGTTATCAAAAACGATAGCGGTCTCCTGATATTTAACAACTCCGGGTTTTAACCAATTCGGGAGCTGTTCATACATACGTTTAATTCGGCTTAGTATCATTTTAGCCGATGATTCTTTATTTGATACTATACCAACGGTCTTATCCTTATGAAACATAGCAAACCACAACACGTATGCCCCGACAATGGTCGTTTTACCACTTTGACGGCTACATAGGGCTATATTAAATCTATGTTTCTGAAATTTTTTAAGGAGTGTCCACTGATAACCATACGGCTCAAACTGGACTTCACCCATATCTGGATTAACGATTTTTACATACTTAATAAAATACGTTACATCCTTTGAGCACTTCTGGAGTTCGGAAATTTGCTCTACATCATATTCTAACTCATCGTGCGGTCTCTTTACCGCACCGTCATACTTAATTGGCATGAAAAAAATACCTCCGATATTTACAACTATCAGAGGTATTTATAAATTAGATAAAGGTTTTTGGTTTATGGTGTAAAAATATTTGGATAAACTGCTTTAGCTATCAAAGGCGTTAAAGGATTGCCCGTATCAGCCGGAGCATCGGGAAGGTCTGCAGCCTCTTCAACTTCGTGTTTATTTTCTTTACGCTTAATTAATACAGGCTTTTTCTGAAATACAGTTTCAAGGATAATCTCCTTACCCCATAAATCGTAAATATGGTTTAACGTCTTTTTGGTATATTCCAGTTGAAGCTCCGCACCGGCATATTGATGTTTAAGGTATAATTTGCCTGCGCCTTCATAATCCACGTTTACTATTTCAACTTGAGGTATATGGCTATGGGCAAAACTGGCTACAATTAAATCCCGAATCTGCTTGTTATCGTGATTAGTTACGATAAGGTCATATGACATCGGATTCTCCTTACCCACAAAAATATAAAGGTCAAGGTCATCAACCAATTCAACGGTTAAAAAGTTCTGCATAAAAAACCAATCTTGGTATGATTTAAGCACTTTAAACATTTGATTGTGGCCGTCCATTGCTTTGGTATCCCAATTTTCTTTAACTTTTCGGTCTTGGCAATCTTCCCAATCCCGTCCATGTCGGCCTTTATCCCATCGGGTAACTATATCTTCCCATATTTTGCTTCCGATGAGATAAGGATTCATAGCGGTTCGGTGCTTGGCCTTAACGAGCGCATTGGCAAAATTATATTCCGCATGAGCTGTTCTATCCAGAGTACCTTCGGTAAACAGGTCACGCATTAATTTTTCATGCCAATATGTTGCGAAACCTTCGTTCATATATTTGGTTTTAAGCTGTGGCCAAAAATACTGCCCTTCAGTCCGCAAAATCTCCAGTACATCTTTTTGCCAGTCTTCCAGTTTACGGGAATAATCTATAACATATCGGAGCAAATCACCGGCCGGTTCAATGGGCGTTTGGTTTTTAATCCTGCGCCATAGTTTTTGGTTATAAAGTTGAATATCCTGTTTAACTTTTTCTTCATCATCATGGGAAGTGGTTAAATCAGCATAATCGCTTTTATTGATTTTGTGGTCTTTGCGCTTCTGCATTTCAAATACCCGTGCCTTTTTCTCATCTTCGGTTTGGGTATCAAATGGTGAAGAATGAAATTGCAAAGAATGTCCGGCATCTATGGTCATTTCCAGTTCATCAATCCCATAGGCTTTTTCATATTCGTTTAGCCGTTTACGAGCATTATCCATAATCTGGATAATATCCTTCCGGGTATTCTGGAAGTATTTATTCATAGTAAAAAACGCCACGTGACCTATCACGTGCGCCATAACGAGGCATTGAACCCCGAAGGTATTGCTTTTCATAAGGTACGCACGTGAGGGGTCTGAATTAATTACAACCTCATACGGCAACCCATCGTACATATTTTCATTTATGGTACGAATTCGCTCATAATCCCGTCCGTATTTCCAGTTAGAAATGTTACCGGGAATGCGGTACGCCATAATCTCAAACATTTTCTGGTCTGGAATAACGTCCCATTCAATCTGGCAATAATTTAAACCGTAACCTTCGGCTAACTGGTTAAGGCGGTCTTCAATTTTAATCAGCCGTTGTAAATCATTGTTAGGAACTGGTTTATCCGGTTTATTATCCATTGGTTCACTCCTTTACTTTTTTTGCTTTTCAAAAAGCATATGTTTTAAAGCAGGGAATACGTGGTCTCTGCTTTGAATAATGGATAGCAAAAATCGTTTTTCGTCATTCTTAAAAAAGGATGTTCCGCTATCTTTGGTCTCGCTAAAATTCCACGTCTTTTGAATCTCGTCTAAAAGAACGTGCCAGTTACCGTACATCATATCCTCTAACCTGATTTCGACATAAGATAACATATTAATATCTTTAGCAAGCATCTCTCCCATACGTCCTACTGTCAATTTGGGGTCCCAGTCTTCACCGTCTGAAATATAAACGCAATATACGTTCCATTCTTCAACGGGAAATTCGGTATCTATAATATAGTTGCCCAATTCAAACGCACTGGCGCAAGAGGTTCCACCTGATTCGCCTTTATGGAAAAAGGTATCCTCATCAACCACTTGAGCGTCCGTTGTATGGGTAATAAATTTGATTTCCACGTTATCATAACACTTTTTAAGAAATTCAACAAGCCAAAATAACATTGAACGGGCGAGATATTTTTTATCTCGGGTCATTGAACCGGATACGTCCATCATACAAATAACAACCGCTTGTGATTGGTATTCAACATCGGGTTCAATTTGCTTATAACGCAGGTCATCATCGTTAATATAAACACCGTCCTGACGTTCCTTAACTTTATCAGCCGCAATTAATTCTAAGGCTTCGTTAATATCACCATGCGCTTGCCGTAATGCGTTATTAGCGGTATCTTCATCACAACCGGATTCTTCCATTATCTCGTGGACAAATGCGGTCATACGTTTTACGGCTTCGAGCAGGGTGCGTTTTTTATGAAGTCGTGGTCTAATACCTTTTTTGGATATGGTCTCAAATTTCCATCCTTTAGGCACGAGCTGTTTTGCCTTTGTTTTATCTTCAATCCACGGCAAACCTAAATCCTCAAACATAATCTGGATAAGATAATCGATATCGACTTCAACATCCATATAATCAACACCGGGAATATTTCCGGGTTTATCGGGGTCACCGTCCCCGTCTCCGTCTTTGGGCTTACTATCAATTACATCGCCCGGTCCGGAATCCCCTTGACCGACTCCACCGACTCCGCCGTCGTTTTGTCCGTGTACAAAACGATAATCTTTCAAACCCCTAACTGGAATCCTTACTTTTTTACCACGCTTTTTAGTAATAATGGATTCTTCGGCAATAACATCACGGACGTTTTTGCGAATGGCATCATCTATTTTTTCGTGGTGACGTTCGGCGTCTTTTTGTCCCTTTTCCGAAAAGTCCCACTCATCATGAACTACTATGCTCATCGGTATCTCCTTCCGTTTCTTTTTTATTTGTTGCCGTAAACCCTAAAGTTCGAGTTTGTTTTTCTTCATTAAAAACTTTTACCTTTTCAATCCAAGCCGGTATCTTATCAAAATCTAAAAATTTAGCGGAATGAGTTGAAGCTTCGGCATCGCAATCTTTATTGTCTATCGTTATTTTAACTGTTATCATTCTCATCTCCTAAAAAGAAGCCCCGCCTGCGCTTGAACATCACAGGCAGGGCTTTTATGAGACCAGTTGGACTGGTAGGTATTTAGGTCTTACGCAAAATCTCCCCGACAAAGGCCAGAAGCATATTAGCGCAATTTTCGCAGTAGCCCTTTTCCAGAAGCGTCTTAAACGCTCGGCTCCGATGGCTTTTTGCCTTCGGGTTTGTATTGGTCGGGGATGCAATACTCAAGTTAACGACATTCTTTAGGTCACCCATAAGTTTTTTCTCAATGGCTTCCCGTAATGGCGCATAACTATCAAACTTGAATTCTTCACCGGATTCCAGTGCCGTTGATTTATGTACAAAGATACCATTTCTAAAGGTATCTTTTGAAGCGGCCGGTACGCCGATAAGTTCTTCAAGGCTTCGCATTAAGGTATCATCGGGGTCGCTATATTCGCCGGTAACGGAGTCCATAACCTTTTCCTTTTTACAGAAGGCTTCGCAGTGCTCCATATAGCGGTTAAATAGCTCTTGCGCCTGTTCGTCATAGGCGTATAAGAAGCCCCGATTAACTTCTTTTTTAGCCAGTTCTTTAAATTCCGAAACCACCGATTGTTTATCGGCCATAAGGGTATTAAGGTAATTTTTAATATCCTCATCCTTAATACCAACGTGATGCTCGAAATTATGTTTTAAGGTACGGATAAGGTCTATCGGACTAACACAACCCTTCCAGACTCTCTTTTCCCCGTCCTTAAATTTGGCATCGGGATTTTCATTTCGACCGAGGGCGATGTTTAAGGCGTTAATAATAAAACGTGGACTGATACCTTCCATACCTTCGCCCAGTTTTTTGCCTTCTTCACGAAGGGCTTTAACGTCTATATCGGTCTTTTTAAATTCGTCCGATACTTCGCCATCATAAAGCTTCATCTTCTGGATGGGGCTTGTGACTTTGGTCGATTTTTTAAGCCGTGATAATACGGCAAATTCGGCGGCAATCCGCAGGGTATGAGGAGCGATATGGATATCACGGAAGTCGGACTCCGCAATCATCTTTTCGTAAATTTTAATCTCCTCGCTAACCTTGAGATTCCACGGAACCTTTACAACGTACATTCTGTCGTGTAAAGCTTCGTTTTTCTTTTCGGAACGGAAGCTGTCATATTCCGTCTGGTTGGTATGGCTTAAAATGCTTGTATCAATATACATCTGCGGAAAACCGGGTGCTTTAATCAACTGCTCTTGGGCGGCTGAAATTAAAACGTAATGGAATTTAATATCCGCTTTTAAAATTTCGATGTATTCGATAATTCCACCATTGGCAACCTGAAGTTCGCCGTCAAACTGATAACCACGTGGGTCGGTTTCACCGAATCGGGCAATTTTAGCCATGTTAACACGTCCGATAAGCTCGGTAACGTCTTGGCTTTTTGGGTCGGATGGCTGAAACGTACCAATACAGGTTCGTTTCTGTTCCGATATATGAATCTGCTCTACCGGAATTTCTTCCCATTTTACAATGCCGTTTTCATCGGTGTATTTTTCTTCGATTTCCTGTTGACAATGTGGGCATAAGAAACCTTCAATTTTAACACCTAACTGCTCTTCCCAAAAAGGTCTATCCTCTTCGGGAATAAGGTGTAAGGGTTCTTCGTGAATCGGGCATCCTTTAATGGCGTATTTTTCGGTTTCATCACGCTCAAGCCCTTTTTTAATAAGGCCTGCGATTGTTGATTTACCTGATGATACAGGCCCCATCATAAGAAGGATACGCTTGCCCGTTTCGGTTCTTCGTGCGGCCGCTTTCATAAAGCGGAGCAAATCATGCAGGGCTTCAAGGGGACGGTCACCGAAAATCTTGCCCTTGAAAAAATTATACTGGACAAGGTCTTCGTAACCTTGTGTTTTTAGCGCAGGGTCTACCGGACTCGTACCGTGTTTCATAATCATATTATAAATACGTCCGGGCGCAAAGTTAGCAATTTCGGGATTTTCCTGTACCTTTTCCAGATACGCAATAACTGGCCCTTCCCAGTTAGCCCGACCTTTACCTGTTTTTCTCTGTTCGAGAATAACCTTTCTAAAGTCGTCTGATTTCATCATTTTGTCCATTAGGTCTCCTTTCATTTTATTTGAGGTATACCGATTATACCATTACCATAATAAAATGTAAACGGCTAATTTTGTTTTATTAATTATCAGTTGATTCTTTTTCTGAATCAGATTCATTGCCCCTACTTTCTAAGAGCTTGAGGACATCTTCACGGGACGCTATGATTAAATTTTGATTTTTTGGGCGGTCAATTTTATATGATTTTATTTGGACTTCCTTTTCTTTTAACAAAGCCAGTTTTTTCCGTATATCCAAATATTTGTTATAATTAGCATTATCAATTAATTTAGAACTGGCGGCAGTTATGGAGTTGATTATTTGACCGGCGACCTCCACCAATCGGGCGGAAAAGTTACCGCTTTCCATCTCCTCTTTAACCATATCCAATATTTCATTTGCCCTTTCTATATTATTACGAAGGGCAGTTATATCAGAGGTTTCTTCTTCCCATTCTAACTCAAACGGGTCAGGCCCCTCATCCACGATTTCCGGTTCAACCACTTCGGGTTCGGCCGGAATATCAAATTGTTCTTCTAAATTTTGCCTATTCAAAGTTGGCACTACATCCTCCTCAACGCCCCACATCTATCTAAAAGTTCACACAAGGTTTAGAGTTCGGGGCTTCAAAGATATTTATAATTATACCACAAAATTTATGGATTGTAAATGAAGAGAAAAGCCCCGTCCCTTGCGGAACGAGGCTTTAATTTTTTTTAACTAACTAAAAATCTGGTTTTTACGCAGGAAGGTTAGTTAGGCTTACTTTCTGGTAATAATTCTTGCTACCAAACAAGTGGTCGTGAATTCCGTAACGGCTCATCAATCCAAGTGCAGGATTAAAAGAATCCTCAAAGGTCGCACGAGAAGCAAGTAGCTGAATATACGGCAAATAAATAACGCCAGTATCATACTCACTTGGGCCTTTGTAACCAACGATAAATTGGTTGCTACTCTGGAAGGTATCACGGTATACGCTTAGTCTACCGTCAAGGGAACCGATTCGAGAAATTCCAACAGCAGAAGTATTAACATTTCCGGGTACCGGCGCAATTGTAAATGCCGCCATTGACTCAAATATCGCTACTGAGTACGGGTCACCTACAATCCAGTTACCTGAACCACGTCTTGTGTTAATAGCAATCTGTTGTGCTCTGCGGAGAATGTAGTGATATAGTTCTCTATATCTTTCCATTTCCCATCTACCACCGGGTACGCCTGTTCCTGAAGCGGCTTGGTAATTCCAAGTCAAGTCATAGTTAGCACCACCGGCTACGCAGACTGCGTCAATTTTCTCGATGAGTTC